TGTCTCATTTTATGGGTGCAGTACCCTGTACCTTGTTTTTCTTTTCCCATTATTTAAAATTCCTTTCTAATAGTCGTCATATAGAGAGCTTTTCCCTCTGTATGTCCGAGCATCTACATAACGTTTAATTTCCGGGATCCATGTATCTAGACCCCCGTCTGTTTGGTAGAAGCCTTCTGACTCCATGACTTTCTCAATAGCACCTTGCAATTCCTTGCATTTGATGCGGTCAGTAGACTCTACATTGATTTGATAGAGGAAAGTCTTTGACAGACTTGTATTGCTCCCACGGTCGCTTTGAAGAGGAGGGCCGACCGGAATGATGACAATACTCGGCTCCTTCTCAGAAAGAGTCTCAGGACGTTTAAATGACTTGATACTAATCCCAGAAAGTGCCTCATCACTTTTTAAGGCGTTGTAAATTTCGGTCAATTTATCTTTAATCATCCAAGTCCCTCCGCTTTCAATTTAGAAGCCAATCTGTATTTAAACTTCTCTTTGTTTGCCTCTGAAAATCTTCGGATCACGCCGAATCCACGAGGGTGTGCTTTCTTCGCATATCCGAATTCACTCAAGTGGACTAAACGCCATCGAGAACCAGGACCAAAACCTAGCTTAACCATTGGGACACCTTCGAAGCTTCCGGTGACATTCCCAACAGTCGCACTTGCGATTGTCTCACCAGTGTCCTTATAGACACCCAATGCTCCCTTGAAGTCCTCCAGGGTCTCGGTCGCAGCACTTTTCAGTGCTTTGTTTGCTGAACGTCTCACCTTTCCGTCTCCAAGCTTCGCTTCTAGATTCCGGATTACTTCCTCGAATCCGACCAGTGTCGCACCACTACTCATCCCGACCACCTCCGATAATTACGATTAAGAAATCACGATTATCATAATCAGGGCGAACATCAATGATGTTCCAATGCTTCCCTTGTGAGCGTTGGTCCATCACTTCCACAAAGTGCCGGACATCTGGCTGATAGCTAGTCAATGGATCACGAATTTTCAGAGTCATCTTTGCAACCATAGATTTTCCAGTGGAGATTTCAATATCTTTTAAGCTAGGCGAGTAAGCTTTCGCAAAAGTGAAAAATGCCTTCTCAAAACTAACATCACGACCATCCAAACCATCCTCCACCTTAGAAGTATAGAAGGTGACAGGTGTTCTCAGGTCTCCATTGGTTGCTTCCGGTTGCTTGTATTTAAAATTAGGCTTCAATGCCTTGTGTTACTACTTCTGTGATTTCAAGAGCAGACCCTACCATTGGATTGATGAAACCAGGTAATTTTTCCATCAATTCTTTTTGTCGAGCTTCGTCTGCTTTAAATGTATCTCCGACTTTACGGAGCACATTCTCTTTCAAATCGAAAAATTCTTTTAAAACTTCGACCATATTCCCTCCTGTTGATAATTTTTAAGAGATAGGTCCAAAATCTCACCCTGGAAATTCGCATAGAAAAATTCAACCTGGTCATTATAGAGATACCTCGACCGTTCAAGGATCAACTCTTCAACACGGCTATCGCTGGCATCGAATGAATCTGTAAGGTCAAGAATCGCTCTTTCTGACGAAGTGAGCATGCGTGAGAGGTTGGCATCTTCTGCATCATGAAAGATTTTCATCCGCTCCTTGAATGCTCCTAGAAGCGGATGAAGTTGTTTAGTTTCTTCCATTCGGTGTCACCACCTATTATTTAATTTTCAATTCCCAAACCGCAGCAGTCTTCTCATCGTGTGCCTTACCGTAAGCAAATTGCTTAGCAGTGTAGAGGTTTAAGTCTTCGAGAGCGTAAGTTTCTGTGAAGCGACCAAATTCGATTCCACCACCTACAAATGCATCGTAGCGACCTTTCACGAATGTAGTCACTTTACCAGCAGTTTGAGCAACTGACTCAGCCAAGATCAAGTTGTATGGCATTGCTGTCACATACGTTCCTTGAGCGTTAAGGGAAGTATATTGTTTCTTGACATCCCATGCATCCGCTGGGTTGACAACCATTACGACATTTCCTTCAACTGCCACTGGATTTCCATCAGCCTTAACAGAGTGATGTTTGTACACAGCCGTCAATTCTTTGACAACAGTCGCAGAGTCAGCAAATGTAAGTTTTGCAGTTTCTACAGCTTTTTCTGCATAAGTTGTTTTGTTACCCGCAACAGTACCTGTAAGAGTGCGAGAAAGTCCGATAGGTTTGTCATCCCCGTCACCATTCAAGAACGCAGCTTCCAAAGCAGCAGCAAACGCTTCTGTGATTTGAGCGGAAACAAATGATTGCAACCACGCAGGACCAAATTTTTCAGAGTCTTTAGGAATAACAACGAAGGCAGTCAGTTTGTTTTGAATTTTTTCTTCTTCATTGAAGGCTTGTTTCAATTGACCTTGAATTTCACCATTGATCTTGCCCCAAACAGCTTGTCCAGTTTGAGTTGAACTGAGGAATTTAAGGCGGATGCCAGCGTTGCGCAATCCAATGTGTTGCAAGAGTGGGCGAGATTTTACCATATCGTCAAAGATACGGTCGATTGTTTCTTGTGGGAAGAGTTTTTCAACTCCCACAGGGGCAGTTTTGTCGATATCGTTGAAGAATTCACGAGCTTCAGCAGTCAATTTAGCGTCATAAGGATTCATCGCTGATACTTCCTCATGAGCAGCTTGACGAGCTTGTTCCATCATTTCGTTAGTCATCGACTCGATCATTTCATTGTAGAGCTTCGCTTGTTCTTCTTGAGGTGCACCGTTTGTCACAGCGTTCAAAAAGTTCTGACGAATTTCGTTGAATTTGTTAGATAATTGCATTGGCATTAGTATTTTTCCTTTCTAAAATACAAAAAGACCGAACCCTTTCGGTACAGCCTCGTTTGTGTTATTTTCTGGACTTTCTGGAGTATTGATTTTTTTCTGTACGAATTCACTATTTTCGAAAGTCTCTTTTTCAATTTGTCGAGCTTCTAGCTTATCAGCTACCAACTCAGCGAGTTTATCAACATCTGGAGTCATTGCTGATTTCATTTTGTTGATAAAGTCATGTGGAATCATTGGAGTTTCGCTTGCAGCAAATGTTGGAGCAATCTCTCCGCTAAACATGACACGGTCAGCAAATCCTTCCTTGACTGCTGATTCAGCATCGAACCAGGTTGTCTCATTCATCAGATCCAATAAATCATCTAATGTCTTCCCAGTCTTGTCGACATAAGCATTTGCGATAGATTTATTAAAACCTTCAAGCACTCCAGCTTCATGCAGCAGAGTGTTGTGATCTCCGTCAACTCGTGACGACACGTTATGGATCATGATTTGTGCAGTTGGGCTAATTTCTACCACGTCACCAGCCATAGCAATGACGCTTGCCGCACTTGCAGCAATGCCCACGATCTTAACAACTACTTTCCCTGAGTAGGACCGCAAAGCGGTATAGATTTCACTACCAGCATACACATCACCGCCACCAGAATTAATATGGACTTCGATGTCCTCACCAGTTTCCGGAAGTGCGACATTTTTCGGAGCGGTATAATCCCAGCCGAACCAATCATAAATCCAACTGTCATTGTTCGACACAATGGTTCCCTTAATCGGAATCACTTTCATCTTCTTTCTCACCTCCCTTCTCTACATCCTCACCAAGTTGATAGTTCTTAGTGATCAGAGGCTTGTCGCCCCACGGTACAGCTTCAAGACCAAGTTCCTCACGGACCTCATTGATAAGCATGGATCCAGAAGAAATCAACTTGTCAATACTTTGAGCAAGTGAGAATTTATCCCTTTGACCTTCGCCAACAATAACAAGACGATTGTTGTCCTTGTACTCACTTTTACTTAACAAAGCGAAGTTCAGGCCATCGCTCATTTTCTTAACAAGCGATTGATAGCAGTAACTGTTGAACATCTTCTGGCTATTCTCAAGGTTTGCCATATCCCCATGCATCAGCGCAGTAGGGATTCCCAAGATATCAGCCACTTCATCATCAAACTGCCGACGAAGCTTTTTGAGCTCATCTACGGACAGATTCGACGTTCCTGTGGTATTGGTCAGCTCAGAATATTCCATTCCTTCTTGAGCTGGTACAATCGCTACCGTCTTGGTTGTAAACGATTTAAAGAGTCCATCAGCATATTTCTGCATTTTGGCACGCTTCGTATCGTCGAAGCTTGCGTTTGTCCTTGTACTAAGAACTCCTCGGATTTGATTGTTCCGTGCCAGCGCTTCGACTAGTCGAGTGTGTAGCTTCTCATAGTCGTTAAACAACTGAGTAAAATACTCTTGAAGCCGATTATTGTTGTACTGCAAGAAAATGACTTCGTTCATCTTGAATGGTTTCTGGAAAGTATAATTTTGACAAGTCACAGATGTGAACGTATCATCATACACAGCATACTTTTGACGAATGTACGAGTCAGCTATTAATAACTGATCATCACTCGACAGAAAGATTAAGACTTCATTCTTGGTCAATAAGCGATAAATAGCCTTTTGCCAAAATTCAGAAGCTGACTCATTCTTGTTAGGTCTTACATTTAGCAGATAATCCCAATCAGTAGCTTTTTTCTTCCCATTCTCAATGAATTTAAATTCTGACCTTGCAAAGATACGGGCCACAAATTCAGCAGCCTTATCAATCGACAAGCTCTTTAGTTGCAGATTTCCAAAAATCCGCTCCAGCTCATCAAACTCAAAACTCGGCTCCGGAACTTCTCGCTTGAATAAATTTAGCCATCCCAAGGCACCTCCTCCTTTCTTAAATTTTCTGCCAACCACCCACCCGGGAACTTATCCCTTATCGTTTAAAGAATGACTTCTTCGAGCGCTTCATATCTTGCCTAATAGCTTCGAACTCTTTATTCGTCTGCTCGATATTTTCACTACAAGCATCTTCATGGCGCTTCAAAGCTTGACTTAGAGTATTCAACTCACCCTTCAGCACAGCCACTTCTGACTTCAAGATTTCAACTTCATTCTGTAAGGCTTGTTTCTTCTTCATTCGTTTGTTCATTTGATTTTCCTTTCTAAAAATCCCAATCTTCAATCACATCAAGGAATTCACCCACAGTGCTTTCCTGGATGATTTCTCTCTTGTAGAGAGCAGCAATAAAAGCGTGGAAGCCATCGGTCTTGCGTCTCACCGGTTCCTTCTTCAAGAACCTCTTGTTTCCGTCCTTGTCTTCCTTCACGAAGGTATTATCTGTGTACCACAGCATTGACCTATCATTTCCAAAGTTAAATCTCTCATTCGCAAATCCGTCCTCTATGATTGGTGCCACTTTGGATTGGATAGCCCCTGGATTGCGAAGAAATTCAAACTCAAAACCAGCCTCTTCCAGCAACGGCTTCAGCAAGTCCATCCGAAAACCATCGGCACAGACTAGCTCAATATTGTATAACTTGCGCCACTCATTCAGCTTAGCAACCAGCAACCGTGGATCTATGCTTGGACCATCTACGACAGTGAAAATCCCTTGCTCTTGCCACTCACGGATTGGAGCCTTGATTTTAAATGCGTCAAGGAACGTCTTCCGAGCAAAGCTGTGTTGCCTCCAGATAAAATCATCACCATCTTTAAACAGCAATCCCACAGATGCGAAGTCTCGGATGCTTGCGTAGTCAAATCCAGCCACACACGACCTTCCGACAAGTTCAATGTCAGCATCCCTCAAAGTAGCAAGCAACTTATCACGAGTCGTCACGTCTTTTTCAAGGTCCGCTTCTGGAAGGTTCATCCGCTTGGTCATAAACTCTTGTCTGCCTGATGGCTCGAGTTCCAAGTCATCATAGTCAGCTTTCGTTCTAGCAAGCAGACGCTTAGCGTAAGGAGTTGTCTCGTCCAGCATAGGATTCGCTTTTGGCCAGTTGCTCATATCGTCCACTTCTTCCGGATCATCCAACTTGCAGATAAACGGAAACAAGCGGAACTCCTCAAGTTCACCATTCAAGATTTTCATCGACTTCTCAATCAGCTTGTCATAGAACCCTTCACGGACATGCCCATTGGTACCATTGTAGAAGGTACGAGCGTGTGCAATCTTACCAAGCCCTGACCGCTGGATTTTAACCGCAGAATCATTCTCAAACTGGTGAATTTCATCAAATTCAAGACAACCATCACGAGCCGAGTCCATTGTCTTCGGATTATTTGTCCGATAAGAAAAGACCGAGTTATTCCCTTGGCCTGTAATAGACATCTTTGTCAAATAGTAATGGTCTTCCAGTCCTCTTCGTTGGACAGTTTCATAAACTTCCTCGAATGAGACCTTCCCTTGTTTTTCAGAGTTCGCTGTAATCGTCACATCGTAATCTCTGACAGGATAGAGAGGGCTGATAAAGAATGCGTCCCGACTGGACATGAAACCATTCTTCCCTCCCCCACGGGCAAGAGTGAGCAATATTTCATCAAATTGAGGTTCACCATCTTCCTTTCGGAAAAGAAAGATGAACGGTGTGATGAATTTTTGATATTTAGCCAGTGGGAAGAAATTCTTCTCAGTGAACTGGATATATTTTTCAATCAAAACATCGTCAAAATACAAATCGTCCCTTGGATAGATTTTTTCTTTGATGATTTTAAATAAGAGCGAGCGTTCTTTGTTGACTTTGATTTTTCCTGATTCCGCAAGTTCGATATAGTCATCAATCAGAGGATGTGAAATCACAATAGATCACTTCCATCCGATGATGGTTTCTTCTCGACTGGCGAATTTTCAATCTCAAAGTCAAAAGATCGCTCGATTGCTAAAAGCTGGTTGCTGGTAGTGTTGATTTCCTTAATCAGCGAGTTTGCTTTTTGGAATCGTTGCTGACCATTATGCACAGTGATAACCAGGCCGTCTTGATGAAGCCTAGCTTTT